ACTATATTTATATCCTAATTCATTAAATTTTAATTCAGGGAATGCATTAGGAAATTTCTTTAAAATAGAATGAAATCTTCTAATAGAAATGTAAATAGTATCTTCTCCATTATTCACATTAAAAGGATCAGAATTATTTAAATATACTTTACCCACTGAAGATAAATTGCTATTATTTCCGTAAGGTTTATAATATAATCCAGTAGGAATATGTTTTACTCTATGAGGTTTCATATCTGTACTTTAATTTAAGTTAGAGTTAATTTGATTAAGAATACTGTTAATAATGCTGTCTAACTCAGAAAATGCGTCAGACGACATTAATCCACTGTTATTTTGCAAACAAGTATTTAAATCTTGCAGCTTCTCTTTTATTGATACAAGCAATTCTTTAACCATCTTATTAATTTTTTCATTGTAAGTGCTCAGAATGGGATTTGAACCCATACAGACTTACGTCCAAGAGATCCTAAATCTCTCATGTCTACCATTCCATCATCTGAGCGTTTATGTGGTATACTAATACCACATAATTTATTTATGGTTGTTACGTTACCAACGCGACTCACTAGTACTAATTCGCGACTTAGCAATAGCAATTACCCCGAGATTTGGAATATACAATTACTCTATCTTCTACGACTGTATGATAGAAACCTAATTAGTTTAGGATACTCTGGGACCTTAATATTCCCACATTTTGCATACTCTTATAATACGTTATATGTTAATAGTATGCGAAAAACATATACACGCCATATTTATGTGACTGGGCACTTATAGATATTATTAGTATCAAGCAAATTAAACTTATTCGACTACCATAGACCTATTGTGGACCATGTAGGGATTGAACCTATGGCCAACATAGTAGTGACGGTGGGGCTTGAACCCACATGCACCAATTACCCTTCCGACAATGTATAAGATTGAGGGGATACGTCACCATTTCATTTATCTACTCTCAGCGAGATTTATATTTCACATTTCATTTACTTCCAATGTGATTACTCCGAGATTTGGACCTTACTTTTACTCTATTTTCTACGGATGTGTAATAGATACCTCATTAGAGGGCTTATTGTGGTATCACCAAGAATCGAACTTGGGACACATGGATTTTCAGTCCATTGCTCTACCAACTGAGCTATGATACCATGTTGAACCTTACACTTATATTATACTACTTTTGAATGGAAAAACCAAACGTATTACGTACTTTTTTTGTGAAGTGTTCGTTTTTTGTTCCCCCACTGGGACTTGAACCCAGGACTCTCACATTAAAAGTGTGATACTCTACCAACTGAGTTATGGGAGACTGTATTGTGGCTAATAACTATTTAAGCATAGCCACAATGTTTTATTATTAACCAAAAACAATATATTCTATAAGAAACCTGATTTATTTCTTCTTTGGTGCAGGTTTTGGTTTTGCCTGCGGTTTCGGAGCAGGAGTTGCTTTGTACACATAAATAATTTTAGGCTTCTTTTCCAACTCAACACTGAAATTTTTAATCTGCGTTTCCATTTTATTCAGTTTTTCATTAACCTCTTGTGTACTCTTTTTTTCATTATTAACAATGACTGTTGTAATATTATTCAATTTATTAGCAATACACTTACAAGCAGGATCGTGAATAATATGTTCGTTCCCTTCCGTTTTGAACTTGACGTATTTATGCCCATCAAAGTCAAACTTAAAAGTTGAACACTTCATTGTATCTGTAACCACCTTTGATTGGTCTACCTCTTCAACATTTTCCAAATTGCTCTTATTGTTAAAAAGAGAATTTAGTCCTATTAGAAGTAAAGCTACAACAGAGGCAAAAACAAACAGCACAATATAAAGAGATGTTTTACTACTAAAATCCTTGTTACGGAGAAAATTCATAATTTTTTTCATTTTATTTTACTATTTTACATTACTATTTACTTGCCATCAGCGCATACTCTTGACGGCGTCGAATAAAGTGACCATGTTCTGATGCACGAGCGGTTTTAATTGCTTGAAGCATATACTCATAATCCTTCTTATTGACTTTACCATTCTTGTCAAAACGACATTTTTTCAAGCGTCGCCAAAATGCAGATTTTTGAATACCTTTCTCACCACAATTATAAACCAAGCTAACAAGTCCATCAAAAAATCCTTGTGTGACTTTAAAGTTACTATCAATTTGATTCAGCAATCGACGAGCACTTGGAACATAAATTTTATTTAGGTCTTCTACGAGAAGACGTTCAGCTTGTGCTTTTGTAATTCTATATGGTGTATTATCACCCGGGAAAATTACATGGCCATAACCGATTGTATAAAACTTCTCTCTCTTACCCGTCTTTTTATTACAATACCTATATGCAGTCAATTCACAACCTTCATATTTCTTAATAATTTCAACACACGCATTAGAAATCTTATACGGTTTTTTAATACCAACAATATCTGTTACTTTTGAATTATCACTCACAATATAAGTGTTTCCAAATTCTTTCAAGAATTCATTATATTCTTCTGAAATTACATCCAATGAATCACCACCAAAACCAACGATTTCGTTTCGTGTTGATTGAGCAACAATTACATTTTCAAATTTTGGTTCTTCTTGTTTTTCCTCTTTATTACAAGAGAATAACACAAAAGCACAAATTGAACATGCTACGATAAAACTATTTCTCATACACCATAATTTACAAAATTTACATTTAAAATATTAATTTTTCATTACTTTCTTTTCATGTTAAAATCAAAATCGCCATAATAGCAAAATTGATTACATTTGTATTATACTAATACATCGTATAATTTCCAAATGTATTAACATTTTTTTGTTGTCGCATCAGGGGTCAAACCTGAACTAACAGAGCCAAATTCTGCCGTGCTATCATTACACCATGCAACATTTTAACATCTAATGGTTAAATCATCTTTTCATTAAGAGTTTAATCATAAAGACGTATTGTAGCGGAAGCGGGACTCGAACCCGCACGTACGCAATGTCCAAGGGATTTTAAGTCCCTCGTGTCTACCATTCCACCATTCCGCCAAATAATAAATAGTTCAAAGAACGTTTTTTTGTTTGTCTTACATCTATATTATACTACAAGACTTCAATATTTCCAAATCTATATCGAACTTTTTTTGTAAAAATGATAGGTATGTGGAAATCTGTTACACACCTATCATCATTACATTTATACATACCACTCAAATGAAGTGCAATAACAATTACTACAACTTAATCCATTTTATTTCTTAGTTTTTTGAAGTTTGGTTGTAGCTCTTTATTATTTTCCATTTTTGGCACACCATAAAACATACATTTTATATCAATAACGTTTGAAACATCCCATTTAGAAAGATTACAAGTAAATTGGTTTGCATAATAAAACATCCAAGACATATCGATAACATTCGATACATTCCATTTAGAAAGGTTCGAGTTAAATTTCTTAGCTTTGTAAAACATAGCATACATATTGGTAACTTTTGATACATTCCAATTGGAAAGGTCTGCATTAAACTCCGGATTACATCTAAACATGTTACTCATGTTTGTCACATTAGAGACGTTCCATTTGTCAATTTTAATATTTATAATATTTAGTGCCTCAAATAGCTCTGACATATCCGTAATCATTGATGTATCAATGAAATTCAAATCTGCATCAGGACCTTGACGTTTAAGTTCCTTATAGATTAGTTTTCGGAGTTCTTCTTTTGTTTTCGGAGTTACCTTATTTACATTAGTTACGTTTGAATTACTTTCATCTTGTGTTATTTTTGAATTTGAATTATGATTCCTTTCTTTATCAATAATCAAAGAAGAGATTCGATTTAAATATAATCTTACTAATTTTTCTTTGGCACAATATAGACGTTTGCATATATTTTGTTGAGATGTTCCTAATTTTTTAGCCAATTCACATTGTGTTGAATCAGTTAGCAAATCTTGATACATAATTTCACCATGTAACTGTGTCCAATTTGATACAATGTCATCAACAAAAGCTGTTTCGACTTTTAACTCAGAATTAATAGATTCTGAAAACGTTTGCACGCTTAATCTTTGTGCTTTAGTTAAGTTGTCAAAACCGTGACCTGATAAGATAAATGCTTCACCATTGGATTGTCCAATTTTTTCATCCATATAAGATACTTCTCCAATACCAACTGACAAACGCACATCCAAATCTTTATTACCTAAATCAATAGATGATTTTCTAAATCCTGCTCTGATTAAAAGTGCCACAAGCAATGCTTGTTTAGGGTCTTCAACAAGAACTTGAAAACTATCACCACGACTAATTTCCACTTTACATTTAGTGCAACATAAACTTATTTCAGTGATTAAATCATTGATTAGTTTAGGCAACTTTCCAAAGTCATTTATTTTAGTAGAACCAACCACATCTCCTGTAATTACACCTTTCATTTTCTCTTTTTATTTTCATAATACCATCAAAAACAGTTATTTCCAACAAAAACAACATTTTTTATTTGTTATTTAAGAAATGTTTTAACTATTAGTTATTTTTGGGTGTAATTCTTTTTTATTTTCCATCGGAGTTTGTACAAACATATCTTCTAACATTTTAGCATCTGAAACACACCATGTCGAAAGGTTAGATTCGAAATTAATCGCACCATACATACAATTCATAATAGCAAATTTTGATACCTTCCATTTGGAAAGGTCAGAATTGAAATATTTTGCACGAGCAAACATGATAAACATATCATTAACCTTTGACACGTTCCACTTGGAAAGATTAGAGGTAAACAACTCTGCACCAAAAAACATACCACTCATATCCGTAACGTTTGATACGTCCCATTCAGAAAGGTCAGAATTGAACTTGTTCGCTTCGTAAAACATTCCGTGCATATTCGTAACGTTCGACACATCCCATTTGGAAAGGTCAGAGGTGAAATGCCAAGCGCAATAAAACATACCACTCATGTTCGTAACATTTGATACGTCCCATTGGTCAATCTTTATATTCCTAATCTCTAAACCTTGAAATAAATCGGACATATCCGTAATCTTTGATGTGTCAATGAAGTTCAAATCTGCATCAGGACCTTGACGTTTAAGTTCCTTCTTGATAAGTTTTCGTAGTTCTTCTTTTGTTTTAGGAGAAACTTTCTTAGAGCTATTTACATTATTTGTTTCCATATATTATATGTTGTTTATTTGAAATTTATTTAACCATTAATATTCTACTTTTTATAAAGTATAATTGTTGTTTTAGTATTATTTAATATATTTTTTAACAACAATAATCCAACCAATATCATCTAGTATACAACAAATCCCCCACAAAAACAGACCAATTTTCAATGACGGCATTGCAAACAATGCAAATATATAACCAACAACACATACAATGCCACTAATTATTGAATTATTATTATCATAGATTTCTCGTTTCTGTTCGTTCCATAATTGCGACTTAAAGTACATAATACATTTTCCAACAAACATTGAAATAAGTGATGTGTATATTAATGATGCAATAGCAAACACCCATACATTAAAAGAAATAAAACACAAATACATTCCAAGCAAAAATCCACAAAGTGATTCCGTAGCGGAAAGATATATGAACCATTTAATTGCTTTATTTCTAAGTTTACCCCTCCAAATACTACCAATTATCAAGCCAGTAATGGAACTAATCAAAGCCTCAAAGGCTAACCATTGCGTAGGCAATTGAGACACAATTGTCTTTAACAACACCGGATGAGAATAAGTTATTAAAAGACCACTAATTGCCATTGAGAACAATATCCATCTCTGTTTCTCATCAGGACGAATATTAAGCCATTCTAAAAAATTTTTAATTACTTTCATTATTTCTTTCTTACAATATTTTTCGTTACTAATTTTATATACTATAAAAAAACGGAATTACCAAATGCAATTCCGTAATTAATACATTATACTAATTTTTAATCTCCTTGAATAACAAATCCAAATCTTAAAATACATCATAAGGATATTCAATACCAAGATTAGAATAATACAAGACCTTAATGCCGTTCTTTTGACACTTCTTAAACTTACGTTTGTCTCTTTCCGAAATCTTTTTAAACCCTTTATCACCACCAAAATAATCAACAGATTCAAAGTGCTGAAGCCCTTGACATTCAATCCCCACATTATAATCAGAAAGATAAAAGTCCAAACTCTGTAAACCCAACCAATCAAAACGCTTTTGGTAATCATAGGTAATTCCAACATCATCTAAGTAATTCATTACACTCCGTTCCAAATGACTTAAATTGCATTTTGGACAGCCATTACCTTGTAAATGTGAAGATGGTGCCTGAAAAAATTCTCCATGCTCAGGGCAGATAATACATACCTTGGCCTCACAATTCACATAATTAACTTCTGAATAATCATATTTATCACCATGTTGTTTACGAGCCTTTGTAATGAACTCTTCTTTAGAAGAACTAAGGCTTTCACGTACCTTTTCAATGCCACATTTAGGACAACCCGCACCTCTTAAATGGCTATTTGGTTCCTGTAAAAACTCACCATGCTTGGGGCAAACGATACAAATATTCATGTTACTTTTTTCATATTTCACTTTGGAATAATCATATTTATCCTTATGAACCTCTTTTGCCTTTTTAATAAATTCTTCTTTTGATAAACGACAATGTTTACCATTAGCTTCATTACGGCATTTAGGACAACCTTGACCTTGGGTATGAGAATTTGGTGTTTGCCAAAACTCTCCATGTTTGGAACAAATAATGCAAACCTTGGTTCTATTATTCACATAATTTACCTTGGAATAATCATAATTATCACTATGAATATCTTTTGACTTTGTAATAAATTCTTCGGTTGTCAAACTAAGATTTTCACGACTTTTATCAGCCTTACATTTCGGGCATCCATAACCATGTAAATGGTTATTAGGCGTTTGCCAAAATTCTCCATGCTCAGGTTCAGGACAAATGATACAAACCTTGGTTTTGCTATTTACATAATCCACCTTAGAATAATCGTATTTATCCTTATGAACCTCCTTTACCTTTTTAATAAACTCTTCTTTAGTTGAAGTACACCTTTCACGTAGTTTATCACCCTTACATTTTTGGCAACCACAACCTTTCAAATGACTACTTGGTAATTGCCAAAACTCACCATGTTCAAGACAGATAATGCAAACTTTAGTCCTATTATTCACATAATCAACCTTGGAATAATCATATTTTCCCTCATGTTTTTCTGTTGCTTCCTTAATAAATTCCTCTTTTGTCTTTTTCTTTCCCATTCAATTATTTAATTACCTTGAAACTCAAATTTAGTATGCTCAGATATGAACTTAGTTGCACAATGAAACATATAATGCATGTTCTTTACATTTGACACATCCCATTTTGATAAATCAGATGTAAACTTATACGCGCAATAAAACATAAAGCCCATATCTTCAACTTTCGATACATTCCATCTTGATAAATCAGAATTAAATACCTTCGCTCCTCTAAACATGCCATACATATTTGTTACATTGGATACATTCCACCTTGAAAGGTTGCCATTAAACAATGTTGCCCAACTGAACATATGGCTCATATCCGTAACCTTTGATACATCCCACATAGAAAT